ACTTGCACTTGTATCAATGTCCATAAAAACAATAATTGAAATATGGACGAAATAAACCAGTACGAAAGGTCTCTAAGTTGTTTAGGGTTGCTCCCTCTTTTGCCAATTCTTTTCCACGACGTTCCAGATGTCGCAGTGTGTACATATACTGTCTGCGCTTATATTTTAATCGCTGTTCCTTTCGGGCAAGCTGTACGTCTTCTGATGCATTCAGGCGGTCAATTTCAGCTTCTACTTGCTCATCTGTCATAAGATCTTTCATGACTTACTTATCCTTTCATTTAACCATAATATGATTACACTCTTTTCTATTCTTGTGCAATCAGCACTGCGCCTTTTACCATATAGACGAATTCTGTTGTTCGCTTGCAATCCAGTTTTCTTAACAGCTCAATAAAGGTTCTCGCTTCTTCGTTCATGGTGTTACCTCCTTCACATTAGCATCAATCGTATGAGAGCAATTGCGAACAAAATCGCAACTATACTCTTTATCGTAATAGAGACTGCCATTTCCCATTTTTTCATTGACAAAACCTCCTGAATCGGATATAATGTGTTTATACACTTTCCTAAGGGGCTTTCGCCCCTTAGGTGTGTACTGGTTTATTTCGTCCATATTTCAATTATTGTTTTTATGGACATTGATACAAGTGCAAGTTTTGTGAGAACGTTGAGCGCTGTATCAAGATTACTGTCGATTTCTTTTAAGATTTCGGCAGTTTTCTTTTTGCCTTTCACTTTTTCACTCCTTTCTCTTGGTGTGATTATATTATAACATGATTCATGTTATATGTCAATACTTCTATGACATTATTTATGTTATAATAATCACAAATTTTGTTTTACTTTTTTGTGCAATGTGCATGATTTATGTTAGCTTATACAAAATATATTCTTTTACATATTGACAACTGACATTATTTATGTTATTATAAAACTAAAGGCAATGCTAAAAAGTGAGGTGTTAAAATTGAAAAATAACATTAAAAGTGTTAGAGAGCAACGAAATATGACACAAAAAGATTGTGCAGATACTTTGGGGATTACGCTTAGAGCTTGGCAAACGTATGAACAAGGTGTAAGTGAACCTAAGCAAGAATTGTTATGCAAAATAGCTGACATGTTTAACGTATCCATTGACTACTTACTCGGACGGGAAACAGGTGAACCCGAAACGATTGATAAACTTGTCGGTGAGTTCAATATGTCTGCTCTTGAAAAAGAAATTCTTGATAATTATTTAAGCCTGCCGAGTGATATGCGATGCGATCTCATGGAATTTTTACAAAAATCAGTGCGGAAGGTTATGGATGAAAGCGGTGAATGATTCATCGCTTTTTATTTTTGCCTAACAGTCGTGCACCTTGTATCATCAGTAACACACCTGCTTGCTCTTGCTTATTCAAACTTTGAATTATCTGTATGAATTTACGCAATTCTTTTTCATTCATATTGATTTTTCTCACTTTCTTTCTGCTCAATTTCGACAGAATTCGACAGGATTATAATAATTCTTGTGATTTATATAATCAAGTTATTGAAAATAATGTAAAAATATGGTATAATGCAATTGGCATGTTCAAAAAATATAGAATAGAAAGGACTTGATGTGTTATGCCAAAAAATACACAATCGACAAGTACTGGTGTTCCTACAAATAAGGAACCGTGGTATCGTCAAACTGGAATCATAGCTCTACTCACTATTTTATTTTTCCCATTGGGACTAGTTCTTATCTGGGCACATCCTAACTATCAAAATCGAACAAAGATTATGTGGACACTCGTTATTGCTGCTGTGGTTTTCCTGATCCTTACCGGTTGGTTTGGCTTGGCGTTGCTCTTGTCAGCTGCTCTCTGGATTTGGGTGTATAAGATCCATCCAGCAAAATCAGCGGCAAATGCCTTGTCTGGACATACTTGCGCATATTGCGGCGCACAATTACCAAATAGTGGCATATGCCCTTACTGTGGAGGTAAAACCAATGATGGAGAATAAAATTTTTCGTTGGATTGCTTTTGTAGTTTCTGTTATACTGGCAGTCATTGCAATTGCTGTCCATACATTTAGTGGATTTCTTTGCTTTGTGGTATCTGCATTTATTTTTATTCCATTCAATCATCTGCCTGAAAAATTAGATAGTGAATTGGATCCAAAATATCGAAAACGTGCTACCATAATTACTGCTGGAATTTTTTTGATATGTGGATTGTTGGCGTTCACTACTGCTGGAAGTCATTCTAATAACGACAATCAAATCGATACTGTTATTACAACTACAACCACTACAAGGGCTACAACAAAGCCTAAAGCAACAACCACAACTACTACAATAACTACAACCGCATCAACGTCAACAACAGAAGCCACAACAGCGACTACAGAAGCAACTACGGCTGCAATAACAGAAGCTCAAACGGAAGCAGCTACAGAGCCTGCTCTAGTTCAAGAGCCAGTAGCAGAAGAAACACCAGCTGAAGCACAGCCGCAAACGATTCATTTTGTTTTAAATGCTGCGACAGGATGTGTTCATGCAAATTCAAGCTGTTCTGCTGCGCAAAAGATTCTTCCTGAAAATTATAGCACACTGGACATTCCGGAAGATCAGCTAGCAAATTACGAGGGCGTATATTGGGCTTGTGGAAAATGCGCGAAAAGATATAGTAGTCAGTTACCAAAGTTCTAAGGAAAGTGTTTTAGATACATCTTAACAAGCCCATATGCACAAGTATCGTCGGAGCAACTTTGTTACTCATGATCTTTTCCTTCCTGCTCCGTCTTCTCCTGCTCCGCTAGCCGCTTACCATCTTTAATGCCATCGATGTAATTGATCGTAGACATGACGATTTGATTTGGTGTACCATAAATTTTCATTGCCAGTTCGAGTAAGTATCGAATATCTTGTTCGCTAACCGCAGTAGTCATGTTATCACCTCATTTCTAATTTTAGCATTGTAAAGGAGTGTGTTGTATACGCAAAATATCATCGAATTCTTTAGAGAAAGCACAATGACAAAAATTACATTTTGCATTTCCATCATTTCTTTCTGGCTTTCCATTTACAATTTCATTCGCAATCTATGGGAAAACCACAAGAACCTTGAAATTTCATTTGGTTTTATGTCCAAAGTTATAGCGTTCGATCAGTACATTCAAATCAATATTATCAATAAATCCTGCAAACAAATCACTGTATCAAGCATAAAAATGAAAAGCAATTCTAGATTTTTAAGTATGAAAAACGAACGTACTCTCTACTTGAAATTAAAAAGAATGCATGGAACAAAGATCATATCAGAAAACAATTCCTATACATCCACAACTCCATTCTACATTTGTGGATTAGGTTATTACTCTGGATGTTTTAGGATTTCTAAAAGCGAAAATTATTTGAAGTGTAATGAAACTGTAGAAATCATTCTCGGTACAAATCGTGGAAAAATCAAAAAGAAAATAATAACCCCGAAATCCTATAGTAACCCGAAACACATTACCGATGCATAAACGCAGTGATAACACCCATAATGAGCGACAGGATTACCATTATCAATGATGCATACGTCATTCAATCATCCATTTCTTTTCACTCCATTTCTAAATTTATTTTAAAACGAAAAAATTCCTTGCTTTTTTTCTTGCCGTATGCTATAATGGGAAAGAAGAAATGGGCGGCGGCAAGTACCGCCCGATCTTCTTGTTGTGTTAGCCTTGCTGGTTTGTTCTTACCGTTCCAGCAGGGCTTTTATTTTTACCTTTGCTTCTTCAATGTTCTCGCATCCGTTCAGGATTTCAAGAATCATTTTCAGGAAGGTTTCCAGTTCAAAACTGTTCATGTCTTCCATGTTTTTCTCCTTTCTGACACCTGCCGTCTTATTCAGCTTTGTTCGGGTTTGTCCCTTGCTGTGATTCTATAATATCACAAAGCCGAACATCTGTCAATGCTATTTGTTCGTTTTTGTAATATTGCACAAAAGAATTAGTTCGGATTCGTGCAAAAAGGATACTTTTTCCGGAAAATCAACCGTAGATATTGACAAATGTTCGGTTTTGTGATATCTTATTGTTGTAGAGAGGAGGTGCAAAAAATGATTGGAGATATATTAAAGCAACTAAGAACGAAAAAAAGACTTACATCGGAAGAACTATGCGCTAAGATTGGAATAAAAGGTGGTTCATACCGCAATTACGAACGTAACGACCGAAAACCAGATTATGACACACTTGTAAAACTCGCTGACTTTTATGGTGTATCTACAGATTACTTATTAGGACGGGAAACGATGTCGGAAAAAGATGATTTAAGTTCTTTTGTTAAGCATACCAATGTAAAGGACTTAGAAGAAATCTTGATTCGCCGCTATCTGGAATTATCCGACGATCAGCGTGAAGCAGTGTTAGACTTCATGCGTCGGGCAATTCAGGAGGAAGCCGGGCGACGTGGTATTGTGCTCCACCGCAACGGCACAGAGACCGTACAAGAAGCGGCAAGAGGTTCTAACCTACCAAATGCAACCAGTTTGGCGACGTATACAGCAGAACAATTACAACGACTGGACAATGCGCCTGACGTCGATCCCGATCTATAATAAATAAAAATCACCTTGAATGGTATAATAGCCGTTGAGGTGATAAAAATGGATTATGGAATCTATAAAAATGCACGCAATGCTAGTTGGCAATGTTTAATTGATTGTGGCGTATCTGAATTACCTGTAAAACCTGTGCAGATAGCCGATCACTACGGGATTGCATGCAAAGAAAGTGAAGAACTTCTGTCAAATGGCGAATCTGGAAAACTCATTCGGAGAGAGTCTGGAAAAGTTCAAATCATCGTCAGACCAACAGACGTTGTTCAGCGAAAGCGGTTCACGATCTTACACGAGTTAGGGCATTATTTGTTAGGCGAATCGGAATATTCTGCGGAACGTTTTGCCGTGGGCGTATTGATGCCTGCGTGCGTTCTGTGGGGCGTTGGAGCCTTTACCCCGGAAAGCATATCCCAAATCTGCAACGTGTCACAGCAAGCCGCACAACGGCGATCGGAACGAATGCGAATTTTGAGGGAAAGAAACAAGTTTCTAACACACCCGTTAGAGCGCCAAGTATATGGTCAATTTCAAAAATTCATTAAATTGAAGCAAAAAAGTTAAATACAATTTTGACATAATCGACAATGTTATTACAATTTGGATACGATTTGCTAGAATGTATTGATTTTCTCGCATGCATGTGTTATACTATTCTTGTAAAATTAAAAACAAGGAGTGTATGATTATGAAACATACCAAGAAAATTGCCGTTTTAGTTGCTGCCATTTTATCTATGGAATCCTTCGTTGCATGCGGAAACACAGACGATTCCAACAGCTCTTCCAGTAGCAGTTCGGAAAGCTCTGCTGAATCTTCCGAATCCACTACAGCAGAAACTTCCGAAGTGTCTACTGCAAAAGGTAGCGAAGAAGAGTCCACAACTGCCGATGAAAGCGCAGAGGATTCACAAAAACTGCAAGTAGAACGAGGAGACGACACGACAACCATTACCATTCCGGCTGATTTAATTAATGATCAGGAAGCCACGATCTCAGAAGCAGATTCTAATCCGGATGTTGTATCTTATACGGTGAATGATGATGGTTCCATTACATATGTATATACAAATGAAGCCTATCAAAAAATCGTGGATCAGATGCGCACAAAATTTAATGATACTGTAACAGAATTGCTTGGATCTGGAACGTATAAAAGTATTCAATCCATCGATGGGGATGACGATCTGAAGAATGTTACCATCACTGTAACCAATCAACAAGACTATGAGAATAGCATGGACGGTTTTATCATGCTTGGCTTATATGCTTATGCTGGATATTATCAGGTTCTGGTGGATCAGTCAGAAGAATATTCTGTACAGTTCCATTTAGTTGACAGCTCTACCGGGCAGGAATTCCATTCGGTAGCGTATCCAGATGATATTGGAAATAAAACAGAATAAAAAAATACGCCTCACTAAAATCAAGTGAGGCGTATTCCATAAGGAAAGGAGTGTATCGCATGGAGCAATATTGCATTTATCTTCGAAAGTCTCGTGCTGATGCGGAAGCAGAAGCAAGAGGAGAAGGAGAAACACTTGCTCGACATGAACACGCATTGCTAGGATTAGCAAAATCACAAAAGTTGGCAATTGTAAAAATTTACCGTGAAATTGTCAGTGGAGATAGTATTGCTGCTCGACCACAAATGCAGCAAATGCTTCAAGATGTAACAGATAAAAAATATACTGGTGTGTTGGTGATGGAAATAGAACGGCTTGCCCGTGGAGATACCATAGATCAGGGCGTAGTAGCACAAGCATTTAGAGAATCAAATACAAAAATTGTCACACCAATCAAGACATATGATCCAAGCAATGAATTTGATGAAGAATACTTTGAGTTTTCACTTTTTATGAGTCGCCGTGAATATAAGACCATTAAACGTCGTATGCAAGCAGGGCGAATTGCATCTATTAAAGAAGGTAATTATATTGGTACCAATCCACCATATGGGTATAAAAAAATACAACCTGAACCTAAAGTAAAGACATTGGAAATAGTTCCAGATGAAGCAGATGCTGTGCGAATGATGTTTGACATGTATTTATCTGGCATGGGAGCAAAAGCAATTGCAACACGTTTGAATCAATTACAAATACCGCCTCGAAAATCTCCAGCATGGGAACCTGTTAGTATACGAAAAATTTTGCAAAGTCCAATCTATGCAGGAAAAATTGAATGGCATACGAAAAAGGATGGTACAATTCTTGCAGATGGACTGCATCCGGAAATTATTTCATGGGAAGAATTTCAGCAAGTACAAGAACGTCGAAAGAGAAAAACTTCGCCTGTTCCAACTGGATATACTACACAAAACTATTATCACAATATATTGTTTTGTGCAAACTGTGGGCATCAAATGAAGCGACGACCTGCTCCAAACGGTTCTTCTCATATGCTATGTGTAAGGCAGCAATGTCGAGGAAAAGTTGTAAGTGCTCCTACTAGTCGAGTGGATGAAGCGGTTCTAGAGGCAATACGATATCGTATACAAGAATTAAAACTCAGTAAAGAAAAAATAGAAAAAGAAGATTATCATACCAAAGAAAATGAGGAAAAGCAACGTACTAGATTAAAGAAAGCGTTAGAGAAACTACAAAAACAAAAAGAAAAGCTGCACACACTCTTGGAAACGGATGTGTACAGCGTAGAAACCTTTTTGGAACGTTCAAAAGTACTTGAACAGCAAAAATTAGATTTGGAGACAGAATTAGCGGAACTTAATGATGCACAAAAAGAAGTGCATTTATCTCCAAAACAAGCGTTGCTATGGTTGCAACATACACTGGATCACTTTGAAACTGCAAATCCGGAGCAGAAAAATAAAATGTTGCAACGAGTGATCAAACGAATTGAATATAGCAAAACGGAAAGAATGTGCTACCGTAAGCAGACCTCTGACTTGGCGTTGCACGTTGAATTTTTGTAACTATTTATGTACAAGTGAGATATAATGTCTTGACTTTATATCACTCTTGTACATAATAAACATTCAAATATTGATAGGTATTCTATATAAAATTGAGCAACATCTGAGTTACTCGCTTACAACTTCTTTTGCGCCCCAAGGTGCCCCCGTAGCTGTCCCAGAATAAATTATTTTTGCTACATTTTTAAACGCATCCTCACCAATTGTTGTAACACTATTGGGTACTACTAATTCTGTTAATTTGGTACATTCTGCAAATGCGCCGCCGC